AGCTTCCTTTGTCTTGAACTGCAGGTGATCGAAACCATTTGAGTCCATGAAACAGTTGTTTGATGCCTTCAGAGTTGTGATGCCGTACATACCGCATCTGCAGTTCTTCAGCATTTCGCTGTTGTTTGTGTCGAGTTCGACATATGCTCTCTTAAGCATCATGATGAGCTGCCAAGGTGCAGTAAGTGAACGATAAGCGTCAGGGTCAACATCGTTTTCCATAAGCTTCTGAACGATTTCGTCCATGAAGTCGAGAACCGGCTTTGTACCGCCCGCGCCGTCTACTGATACGGCTACTACTGCGTTGTTGATCTTTGGCTCATATACTTCTACACCAAGGTCACCCACATGGATTCCTGCGATATGCTCGTCCATGTCTCTTGCGACCTTCTTGTTTTCTTTCTGCATCCATCTTGAATACAGGGAACTTCCGCTCTGTGCCTGTCTCTTGTCGAGGTCATCGATTCCAAATCTCCAGTAGGAAATCTGATTGATAGGCATCAGCATTGAAGTGTCTTCGATCTGGTAATCTACATCAACTCTGTGCAGTTTACCATCTGTCCATTTGGATGTCTGTGCATCACCAAGTCCAAGGATTCTTACAGCATCGCCAACTTTCTTGACTTCGCCTTCATAGTCTCTGTTGCAGTCTTCTGCAAATACGAGGTTTCTGTTAAGTGTTTCCTGGAATTCAGCAGCACATACTTCTTGTATAAAGTTGTATACTGACATTATTTTTCTCCTTTACCATTTACCGCTTGTTTGAGCGGCTCTGATCTCTTTCCAGTGTTTTGTTCTTTCTTCAGGAGTCATTGCCAGTACGTCATCCTTTGTGTAGAACGGCTTTTCTGTCTGCTCGTTCTTTACCCCACCAACTTCTGGTGGCGGTGTTCTCTTATGTGCGTCCTGTTCAGCTTTTAATGCCCAATATGTCTGCTCAAGTGTAAGCCCACTTTCGAGATAATCGGACGGAGTCTGCGACAGTCCTGCGAACTTGTTTTCAAAGTCCATGACGGTCTTTATAGAAGGGTCTATTTTGTTGACCGCAGCGAGTTGATTTGTGAGTGCTTCGTTTTCTCTAGCCTCTTGTTCTCGCTGAAGAGCAGCTTCACGTTCCGCTTTGAATTGCTCATTTTCGGCTTTCATGCGTTCGTATTCCGCTCTCTCTTCTATTCTGGCTCTTACTTCATCAGAAGACACGCCTAATGAGTCGGCTATAATGGAATCGATGTCATCTTCATCGTCATCCAGGTATTCCGAATAGACTTCATCTCGAACTCTCTGTGCGGCTCTTAAATCGTCTAATTCTCTCTGGATCTCCGCAGCCCTTCTCTCTGCGTCTTCTGCTCTGTGACGGTACTCCTGAAATTTCGCATTGTCTTCATGACTCTGCTCCGTCACTTCTTCTTCGGATTCAGGTTCAGCGACTTCCTGATAGTTACTGCCTTCTTCAGGACTTTCATCCGGTTCAACGACTTCCGGATCTGTTTCTGTTTCCACTACGTCTGTAGCTGTGTTTTCCAGTTCCATGAAAAATCTCCTTTGTGTTTAGTTATATTAAAAAGACCGCTTTATTGCGGTCTTGATAATCACCGTGGGGAGCATTACGCTCCCCTTGGAAGAAAGGATAATAACGTGGCTATTGAGCCATCGGTGCTTGCGGTTGAGGTAGAGCTTCAGGCGGTTGCCCCATCATCTGTTGCTCCATCATTTTCTGCTGCTGTTCAGCTTCCATGCGCTGAATCTCTGCAAGCATCTCATTCTTTGGTATTGGTGAGCCTGTGCTTGACATTCTTACTCTTGTCTTAAGGTCGATAAGACCGTTGCTAAGAAGGTCATCAAGCCACTTGTCTCTTGCCAGTATATTGAATGAGTTTTCCTTTGATATGTCTACGCGCACGGCAGGCATAAGCTCATCGAGCATCTCCTGCGTTACACGTTTTTTAACCATTATCGTTTCACCCGTTACAGGGTCTGGTACAGGCTGATCTACGACGAAACCATCAGGCTCATATACCATGTGCAGTTCTGCCATCAGAGCGGCGAAATCTTCGCCAAACTGTGCCAACATCGCCACCTGGTCATCGAGCATGGATTCTGCTCTCTCGTTTACTGCGTTGATCGCCGATGCCGCTACACGATTAAGTTCAATCTGTCCAAGTGTGTTCTCCCCGGACCCGGACAGTTCCTGTGTTATCTGCAAAAGGTCATCCTGGAGCTGCTTCGGCACATTGGATATCTGCGCCGGCTGAATGTATGTGAGCATCTTGTTGATCTCATTTACATCAGTACCCTGCACCGCTATCTTACCGCCTACCACATCAAGCTGTTCCTCGTTGGTTATTGCTCCGTCAAGGTACGCAAGATGCGGAAAGCAGAATGATTTGGATGCCATCGACAGCCTTGCGATGTTCTTGTTAAGTTCTATCTGATTAGGAATGAGCGTTTTTACATGGGAAACTCCTCTTGCATCGTTTGGTCGAAGTTCCCATGAAAGCTTAAGCAGCGGATAACGTCTTAAGCCTTTTCCATTCTTGCCCTGTTTGGCATCTATCTCCGATGCCTCGCCACGAAGCTCATGGAAAGGTTCATACGCTACCGCTTTCGTGCATCTCATGACACCCACGATTCCTTCCTCGTTTTTAGTCATGTATATGCACGTTGTGACTTTGCCGTTCTGTGCAGCGTGTGACTCATCTACCTCTGTCTTGTTTCCTATAAGCTCGTTGGTGTCGGAGTCTGATACGATTTTGTCTATCTCCATCTGCGGAAGTCCGTTCTTTTCAGCCTGTTTCCGCACAGATTTGACCGTTTCACGCTGATGTATGATTATGTAAGGCTGTTTCTGTATATCAGGTTCTGACTCATCTCCGTACAGAACCGCAGTATTGTCCAGCCTCTGGACCTTTGAAGCGTCTGCCCCATGTCCAAAGAACTGTATGCCGTCACCGGTTATGCAGGCTTCCTTCAGTGTTGTACGCATGAGCGTATCTTCCTTGCCCTGTTCGTAGTCCTCAAGGTATTTGGTCTGCAAAAGGTCATATATAGGCTGAAGTTCCTGCCTGCCTTCAAGGTCAGTGTATGTCACCGCAAGCCTGTTTGAATAGATAATGGTGACAAGTCTCATTACATTGGAGTGGATGAACGGAAACATCGGCATATTGATGTTCCCCGACTTCAAACCCTTCCATTGATCGCCAAGAAAAAAATCCCATGCCTGGTTCGTATCGGCTATGAGATGTTTCTTGTTGAGATAATCTATACCCTTTTGGTACAGTTCCCATACTTTTGATGCGGTATATTCCATTATTTAACCTCTTTCTGCCCTATTTCCGTGCCGTCATAGGCTTCGAGATTGCTCATGATTATATCGTATTTTCTCTTCTCTTCAGCTGCTTTTTTCTCTGCCATAAGCTCTTCTTTGGTCTTTTTAGGTGCTTTTTTAGGCATCTCAAAGGGTTTTATCTCCTTTGCGTCTTCAGGTCGCATGGCATTGAACAGGCGAAACATGACGTTCACCGTCAGCATCATGCTGAAAAAGCAGAAAATCATCGTCAAAAGCACCAAAATCAGCAAATCATACCACATTTATCCTTTCTCCTATCTCCGTTGCCGGTTTCTCCGTGATTCCCCAGTCAAATGGGTCTAAAAACTTCTTTACTATCTGCCTTTTGCGGTATTTACGCAGCTTGTTCAGAGCCTGTGTCATTGCGTCAACGTCGTCGTCATGCGCTCCATTAGGAAAAACTGCGAACTCGTTGATGTATTCGTACACCCAACCTGTCTTTTTAGGCAGATGAAAATGTCCGTCCTGCTGAATGAACGCTACCGCTTCAGCACGGGCATATTTCGACTCTCTTGGTTCTACTGCGACCACTCCGCTCACATATTCTTTCAGTACGTCAATGATCGCACTTCCATTTGCCTTGTCTTCTATGTATATCTGACGCACTAAAGGATTGGCATTCTTCATCCGAACCACCTCTTTGACGGTGTTCATGAACGTCATCCTCTTATGTGAGCGGTCTAAAAGGTAATAATCGTCTTTTATCTTGCCTATTACCTGTATGGATACGAAGTCTGAACGCTTTGCGTCTTTATATGTTGCGTCTACCGACATTACAACACGGTCAAACTTCATCTTACCGGCTTTATATTCTTCTCTGTCATAGAATCCCCACGCATCACGAAGGAACAAGTTGCCTTCCATCGCCGTAGGTCTGCCCTGATAAAGAGCATCCCACGCTCTCTGCCCGTGTTCCGTAACGTAGGCTTTCTTGGTGGTCGCAAGCCATTGTGCGTCTTTGCCAAGTTCGGGACAGAGCGGATCTCCGATGTTTCGACCTAATAAATCATCGTCAGATTCGCACTCGCATGGTATATTTACAACTTCTACCATGTCTTTCATGTCCTGCATGATGCGCCCTGCAAGGTCATCCTCATGCCATCTGGTCATTATCAGCACTATCCTTGTTACGGATTGCTGACGAGTCATGATGGTCTGCAGGAAGTCTTCCCATTTCGACTCTCTGTTGGCTTCTGATGACGCTTCCTCTGCGTTCTTTACAGGGTCATCTATGATTATAAGGTCACCGGAATAACCCGTAAGGGCAGCTCCGTAACCTCTTGATATCATGTATCCGTCATGGTTCTTCAGATACATATCCTGGGATGTTGCTCTTGTGGGATCTAGCTCAACATCGAACAGAGGAGCAAAAGTCTTCAGTGTATTGAGATTCTGCTTGCCGAACCTTTTAGCTAGTACGTCACCATACGATACAAGAATCACATGATGTTCCGGATTTTTCAGCAGATACCAAGCTCCGAGCCTTTGCGACACAGTTGCCGATTTGCCGTGCTGCGGCGGTGTAGAGATAATCAAAATCTTTACGCCCTTCTCACGGTCTTCTACGAACTTCTGCACTCTCTGACACAGATAGCGGTGGAATTTTGTGGGCATCCATGAAAGCGAGTCTTCGTCTTTGCCAAGATTCCATGAGTGAAAGACAAAATGCTCATAGGAGTCTTTCATTTTCTCATATCTTGGGTCTATCATTTCAGTAACCTATCCGCTAAATCTAACTGCTTTTCCGATATCTGTAGTACGTTGGTCTGATTTATGGTCTGCGGCTGATCGCTATAGCCGAATACCGCTTTCTTGAGGAATATCCTCGAAGTGACCTGCGGCATATTCTTGGCTTCCAGCATCTCTTCCGTTATCCGGTCTTCCATTATCAGATAAAGCTTCTCTATTATCTCCGAAGGCGGCAGCAGAATAATGCCATTGTGCATGGGCAGACCATCTACAAGTTCAGCATCGGATTCCTCTATATTTTCCTTGTAAAGATACATGGCTAAAGAGTCATCGTACTTGCCGTTTTTAGCCTCGTAGAAGGTCTTCTTGTCCATCCCGCTTAAAAGTATGATCTTCGCTACCGTCAAGGTCTTTCCGTAAGAAAGAACATCGTAATAAAGACCAGTGAAATACTCTAAATTGTACTTCCTCTGGTCTACCCTTCTTACCATATAGTCACGGAACTCTTCCCGCTTTTGTATCTCGAATTCTTTCTTGTTCATTGCGTTGGGATATAGGCGGTGTCGGACTTGCACCGACTTGACCCACGGCTGAATCAGGCTTCTTGTAGCACTACCGCCTTCAAAAGACCCGCCATGTTGCGCTTCTTTAGAGAGGCTCGGCGGGTTTCGTTCACTTCTTACACTACCCTTTTAACATATTTTTCCTATTGCAATTTGCAATCCTTTTTATTCCACGGCAGATTTTTTGCAGTTTATGCGCTGTTTTTTCACACTTTTTTGT